GGCTATCTAGAAAACATTGTGAAGATTTTTGCCCCGCTATCGCATTTAACGCCTCGTACGCGCGTCGCAAAAAGTTCACACTGGGGTACCAGCCTTGCTTTTTACCAAGGGCTAGAAAAAAGAATGCGACCGCTTCGCCTTATTAAGTTCCGTCGTCACAACGTCCAGCCACGGGCCTACGTGTGTCTTGTCCTCAAGCGTCTTAACCCAATGACAGGGACGGCACAGTCCTTGCAGATTAGACCGGAAGAAGTACCCGGCGCTTCTGTCCAGTGAGAAGCGCCCGCTGTCCCGCGCTTGCTGTACTGCTATCTGTGCCGGTACGACATGGTCAACGATCTCACTAATGTGCCTCTCACAGCGCGCGCATAACGGTTGCTCACATATGACCCGAGCCCGTATCGACTGCCAACGTAGACTCTTGCGGTATGCATCTAGCTCGGCAGTGTACGCATTACTGTGCTCGCGAGTGTCATCCACCTGGATAGGCGCCGGCTTGCAGTCCTCGCAGTAGCGCGCGTCCTCTGGCACCGCACGCAAGCAACCCGCGCCGCTACATATGCGCACTTACTTTCCCTTCGTCAATAGCGCGCTGATTGTGTCCAGCTTGCCCTTAACCTCGGCGAGCGCACGATGCACATATGGGAGATGACGCTCGATGAGATCCTTTAGGTTACGCTCGGAGGCCATAAGCCGAGTCTCAAGACCCTTTACGTAGCGACCGAGCGCGAACGCCGCAAACACTGTAACGGGCCATTGAAGCGCCGCAATCGTATATCGTATCCATGTGAGTGGCGTCTCAGCGTGCTGCTGCATTATTTCACCTCTTGCGGGCTGTCCTTCTTCATTCCGAGCGCCGCGCCCATTCCGCCTAGTAGCGCGGCGAAACCGAGGGCAAAGCCTTGGCAATCGAAACCGCCGCTCTTGAATGCGTGCCATGTCGCAAGCGCGAGATACTGAACCCCGCCTGAGGCCGCAAGCACGCGAACCGGGCAGAACGTGTGATTGTTCGGCTCGGTAAAGACCTGGACTAGGAACTTTTTCATTTGTCCTCTCGGTAATTGGCTGTTAGTGACTCGCAAAGTTACTTGGTTCGTGCACAACCGCGTAACGGCCTGTCGTGCGATGAGTGTTAACAGCCACCCCATTGGCGCACTAGCGCCACGGTGCCAGCATCGGCACCAAAATTAAACGGACCATAGAGCCGGTTAGCTAGTATGGTCCGCATTAGGCCTAAATCTCTTGAAACCCGGCCGGCAACTCCTTCCGACCGCCGCGAAGATGGCGCGGGACGATCTCTTCGAAGAACACTTCCAAGACTTCCAAATCGACCGGCTCGGCCGGGCATGAGTGCGTTTCAATAGATTCGTGTATTAGGCAAGCCCCGCATTCCCCACAATGCCTATGTCCTGTAACTTCAAATCTCCTCGGCTTTATGACAGACTTACTGGCCACTCGTCACACTCCCGGACGCGTTCGGTTCTGGGTCTAAAGGCGGTTTTTCCGTCGTAATCGAGTTCGTTTACCAAGTGCCCGTACTCAATCCAGTCAACATGCCCCGCTTCCATGCCCAACCCCATGCGTTGTAAGCGTTTTTCCCAATATTGCAGACTGTCGCGGCGTTTATCTCCCCTCACTATATGTGCTTTCACCTGTCAACCTTATGAGCCCATTTAAGATAACAGCATTTAGTAGCCATTCGGGTACATGTACCTCCCGCCCAGATGGTACATAGACCCAAAGTGTCATCAAAAATACCCCGCTAGAGAGGTAGGTAAAAAATAAATCTATAAATATATATATTATCATACACTTACAGACTTTTACACCCCTCTAGCGGGTCGCTTGCGTGATGACACCCCCTAAAAATAGCACTTAAACCTATCATTCTAATGTAGTTAAGGTGTCATCAAAAGTGTCATCAAAAGTGTCATCATGTCATCAAACCGTCGCTTAGTCCTTGATTCTAAGCAAGATAACAGTTTTCGGTCCCTTTCCTTGCGGAGTCGCCGATTCACCGACTCGGACCTCTCCTGCCTTAACGAGCGCTTGTAGTGCCTTCTCCCACAGACCAAGCCCCCAGCGGTGATAGTTCGTCTTCCTGCGGAGATCCCTAAGGCCGACGCGGCGCCTGCTTCGCATGACCTTCCGGATGGAAGCCTCGCACCGCGCCTGCCTCGTCTCGCCCTCGGGAGGGGCATAGAACTCCCGCATCTTTGCCAAATACTCGGCCGACTTAATTCCGCCGTCTACATCTTCGTCGAGAATACTAGCGTGTCCCTTTAGCCAAGCCAGATGTAGGGACACCCTCCATGCTTGGATGTTCAACCGAGCCCTGGAAACGCCTTCTGGCAGCATTAAACGGCTATACCAGTGATCCATGTAACCCAGTGCGGCCGGTGTTGCGTCGATTACGCGCGGCGCGGCCTCCAGGTGTTGAATAAAGGGAAACATCCGGGCGCGTAACGCGGTAAAGTCCGGCGCCCGGAGCCCCGACTTCGTCCGCTCTTCCTCCGTGCCTAGGATGTTGACTCGGGATAGGAAACCCGATTCAACCGACTCGACCTTGCTGAAGACCGAGTCCCACCCTTCTTTGGTGATCCCGCCAAGCATTGAGTACATCAGCCGGCCCGACGCGGGCGGCCGGTCCTTCGTCGCCGTGCTGGTAAAGCTGTGGCGGTCAAACAACTCGCATAGCACTGATTCAAGCCCGGCGCCCGTAGATTCATTGGCAAAATTGGCAAAGAGAGACCGTATCTCTTCCGCCATGGTGATAATGCGGGGCATCGGCTTCCAAAGTTCGAGCGGGTTGACTGTCTCACCCTTCTTAGCCTTCCGTTCTTCAATCGCGCGCATCAGTCCCGGCGCCGAAGCGGCCGAGCACACTTGGGCGCCGATACCGCGTGTGCGCCAAGCTATGTCTTGCGGCGACTCCCACAACATCGGCGACTCTGTTCGCGCTAGTCCGTCCCATCTCTCGGCGCCGAAGAAGTCCTTGACTCGCTCGGCTGACGTGCCCTTACCCGAGCCGGGCGGCGCAATCAGTATTGTGTACGCGCGCGGTGTGACTCCGGTGATAGGACACCGTAACCGGTCCCCGACAAGGGCGCCGGTAACTGTGCGAATTGACTCGGAGAAAAACTTCTTCGGGATGTAGTTGTCTTGGGTGCAGAGGTCGGCAAACTCCCCGTAAAACGTCCCGGCCCATATCTCATCGGGATAGCGCGGGCGCGGGGAGTCCTCTAGCGCGTCCTCATCTTCATATGTGTCCGGACTGACACCCGCGCTATCGCTCCGCGAGCCATTGCCAAGAATCGCAACAGGTTCAGCCTCGGGCTCTGGCCACGAAGCCGCGTTCTTGGCAATTCTTTTGACTTCTTCCTCGTCCAAGGGCGGAATGCACCTGTCCGCGTTCACCTGGAGAAGAGCAACCTCTAAAGCTTCCGGGGACATGCCGGGGATGTTCCGAAGGCGCCCGGCGATACTGGTAAGGGCCGTGTTTCGGTTTTCCGTGATAGGCGCGCCGGCGTCTTTAGGCGTCTCGCGGCGTCGTAACCCAAGGATGACCTCCGGTATCGGGGCGGGTTTGTCATCACAGATGACCTCATATCGCTCTTTGCTATCCGGGTGAACACTCCCGGCCGCCATCACATACCCGCCCGCGCTCTTGATGTCTCCCGAGCATCCGTTAAGTTCGAAGCCCGGCACGTCTTTCATCTGCCCGAGGAAGTATAATTGCGCGCCGAAGCCCGGCCGGCGCCCCGTCCGAACTACGTATGTGGGGGACAATTTTGTCGCGTATGTCCAATCTATGAACGCCTCGTAACTATCTAGCCCATGGTCAATGTCCACAACGCACAGCCCGGACGGCGCGCAAGCGATCGCAACATTCGCGTTAGGTGTCCGCGCCCACCAATCCCGGACTCGTGCTTCGTCTCGGGTCGCGTCATGCCATCCGTGAGCCGTCGTCGGCTTCTTACTCTCGGGCCAACACGGGAAAACGCGCCATCCGCGAGCAATACAGGCGAGGGCTATTTCGAGCATGTTCATTTGCGCCTGTCCCATACGGCCAGGGCCATCAACACGACGAGCCAAACGAAAAACAGCGCCGTTCTCACTTGTTCCCCCTATTGTCCGCGTCACAGACGACGTGATGCGCCGCCGCATTGAGGCCTTGATATGTCTCCCCGTCTTGAATCGGCCGCCCGCACTTCCAGCAGACGACCACGAGAACCGCGTCGGCTTTACTCAACACGCACCGCCTTCGGCACGAAGACAACGTCCCGGCAGAGATAATTACCATTAGCGAGTTCTGTGCACTTCTTCGGGTTGTATAAGATCTTGGCGATGTCGTGCGGTCCCATGACGAGGCGGCGGGGCGGGCGCTTCGCGGCGCACCCGGCCGATGCGAACGCAATAAGCGCGAGAGCAAATAAGCTACGCCTCGCGCCGCGTAGAACTCTATCCATGTCCTCTTTAGAGATGAGTCCACCTTTCGCGAATCTGTTGAATGCGTGAAAGTGAAACACGACGGGGCGAAGCGTCGAATACTTAAATCCTCCCGTCTCTATGCCCGGCGACTCATACCCACAGCGGACGCACTCGGCATATAACTGAGCGCCGGCCGTCTTGGTTATCGTTGCGCGGTGCTGGCAGAAGAAACGAAGAAGGGTTTTCATTGGGCGGCCGTCCTTTCCGCTTCAACCCACTCCCGCGCCTTTTCTTCGAACATCTCGAAGGCGGCCGGACTGCACAACGCGGAGACTTTAGCGTCTATGAACGCGGCAATCGCCGTTACCTTGTCCCCTTGCCCCTCGGCGCGTAAGAAGGACTCAATCCCGTCCTTGACGTAGCGGAACCAAACGGTAGGGTTATCGCTTTGATAGTTCGCCTCGCACAATGCGCGGAACAGGTATAGCAAAAGGCGGTCAATTTTGTCTGTCTCCATACAACCTCCCAACACCCCGAAGAGTAGCGCGTCCGTATAAAAAGGTCAATTAAAAACGCTATTTAATATTAACATCTGCATTTTCATCGAGATGACACCCTCGCGCACATATATTGAGGCCGCGAGCGCGGCAAAGCATAGCGGCTAGTATTTGTCAAGCAAAAAAGCAACAGAAAAACGGAGGCAAGTTTTGGGAATTACGGTACAGATTGACAATCGCAAGGACTTCGAAGCCATCGCCGAAATGATTCAGCCGGGAGTATTGGCGGATATCGTTGATTTGGGAATGCAGCCTAACCCGTTCAAGAACGGCGCGATGCAGCACAAGGTACGTTTCGTCTGGATTGTCGCGGAAGAGGATAGCGAGGGCCGCCAAAAGCGAGTGTTCGAGCGGTTCACGCTGTCATTGAACGAGAAAGCGACTCTGCGCAAGCGCATCAAAGAGATCCGGGGGCGTGATTTGAACGCGGAAGAGTCGGCACCCGGCGCGTCGTTCGATATTGAAACTCTCGTAGGTTCGCAGCGCGTTTTGGTGCTCACGCAAGAAGACGCGAAGAAGCCCGGAGACAAGCCTTTCATTAAGGTGACTGCAACTATGCCCTCGAAGAAAGGACAGACGGTGACCGTTCCTTCCGACTTCGTTCGCGCGAAGGACAAGCCGACGCAGTAAAGAAGATCGTAGATTGAGTTTGGGACGGGGCGGGGAGACTCGCCCCTATTTTTTAATTAGGGAGAGAGTGGTTATGAAAAAGCTATACGCAGAAGCCAAAAGAGAAGTGCTGTCTTTCCTGAATAGGGAGACGCGCACGCATGATAGTATCGCGAACGCGGTAACGCTCGTCGCCGAGGTTCTTATCATTCTTTGGGTGCTCAAGAGTCTGTGAGCGCCCGGCGTTTATGGGTGTTGTACCGCATAACGCTCGCCGAACAAAAAAGCATTGAAGAGTTTCAAGCCAATCATTCCGCCTTTAAGTTGCTGCTAGGCAAACGACTAGGCACCGATCACGACCACTCTACCGGCCTAATTCGCGGGCGTATCGAATGGCGCATCAATCGCGCCCTCGGTCTCTTAGAAAAAGCTTCCGGGAAAAACATCTCGGCCGCGCTCCGCGCACTCGCGGATTACATGGATAACCCTCCGGCGACGACGGCACTAGGCGGGCCGCGATACGGGCTGATTGGGTTAGCGAAGTACAAAAAGAAAATGGTCTATGGCCCGCCCGAAACGGAGCCACGATGACGAAGCCAGTGTTTAGAGACTTAGCGAAGGTCGTCTTCGCGATTGCCGAGAAGTCGCAGGAAATTGCGGAAATGACTCTCGACGACGAACAGACGGCCGCGTATTGGGCCTTCAAGGGGATGCTTGAGCACATCCGGGAAAGCGAGACCGCGTGAGAATTAGTTACAGCAAGTACATAGCATTCGTAAACAACCCGGAGCGATTCCGGTTGTATTACATGCTCGGACTCACGCCGGATGGCGATGAGACGCCTACGATTATGAACTTCGGCCGGCGCCGGGGTCGGTGCTTTCACGAGATGTACGAAGCCAAGGGCACCGGGGCTCTAGAGATTGAGCGGCCGAAAATCCTAGCGAGGTACGGCGCAGAACTGCTGTCGAGAGTCGAGGACATGATAGCCGCTGTCCCGGACCTCGGGCCGTTGGATCTTGTCGAGCGAGCATTCGAAGTTCCTATCGGCGACGGCAAACACCAAATCATAGGATACATTGACCACGGCTTTACAGGAGACGGGCATTTCCGCATTGGTGACTTCAAGAGCACAAAGGGCACACGGACAAAGAAAGATACTCAAGAATACTTTGGCAACCTTACGTCCTCGACGCAGCAACACTTTTATCTGAAAGCCGCCGCCGCGCTCGACCGACCCACAAGCCTATTCACATATCACGTCATCTTTGACCGCAAGGATAAAAACAGCAAGCCGACATATGTCCCGCTCGACCTCCCGGTCGAAGAAAATGGGCCGGCTTCTGTTGAGCGGACGATGTCAGAGGTATACGCCGCGTGCGAGGGTATCGAGTTTTACTCGAAGGTATATGGCAAAGAAAAACCTTGGCCGCACTCAAATAAATGGCCGTGCTGCGGTGACAAGTTTATGTGTGGATACCAGAGCATATGCGGCCGGACTATCCCGAAGGGCGCGGAGCCGCAAGGATTCACTTACAAGTGGGCAGAGAAAATCCAGACGGAGGACGGACAATGAGCGCACTTTTGTACGCCGGCGATAACGTCGAAGTCCTCCGGCGCGTTGTCCAGGATAACTCGATACAGCTTACTGTAACGAGTCCGCCGTACGACAATCTTCGTAAGTATAACGGCTTTACTTGGGACTTCGAGGCCGTTGCGCGGGAGTTGTACCGGGTGACGAAGTCGGGCGGCGTAGTCGTTTGGGTTGTAGCGGACGCTACGGTTAACGGGAGTGAGACCGGGACGAGTTTTAGACAAGCCCTTTTCTTTAAAGAGTGTGGCTTTAATTTGCATGACACGATGATTTATGAAAAGGCGGGGACGGGCGCGTGCGGAAGCAATCTCGCATATTGGCAGACGTGGGAGTACATGTTTGTACTGAGCAAGGGCGCGCCATCCATAGTCAATCGTTTACGCGATATTCCCAACAAAAAGGCCGGATGCGTAAACACTCGCGGACGTGTAGGAAATGACGGGGCGATTAAGGATACTGTCCGAAGGGTAACGCCGGAATTTTCGGTTCGCACAAATATATGGCGGATTCTTGCGGGTAATAATGGAGACGATAAAGTTCCGCATCCGGCTAAATTCCCCGAGGCTTTAGCTCGTGACCATGTCCTTTCTTGGAGCAACGCAGGAGACACCGTCCTAGACCCTTTCGCCGGCTCCGGCACAACCGGAAAGATGGCCGTAACGAATTCCCGGTCGTTCATTGGTATTGATATTTCACCCGCTTATGTGGACTTGGCAAAGGGACGCATACCGGGCGCGGAGGTAGTACTTTGAATAAGTTTGTGGGTACGGCGGTAAGTGCGTTCGATTCGCACTTCCCGCATCTCGACCGGCCGTCCTGGAATGCCGTGCTTGACTTCGTCCGGCAAAACCCGGTTGACCTCTTCGTCTTCGGCGGCGATAACCTGGACTGCGGGTCGATCAGCCACCACACGAAGGGAAAGCCGATGTTCCGCCCGCGCGGGCAGATGAAACGCGACCTCGACGGCTTCAATCACGTCATGCTGTCCGCAATCGAGAAGATCCTCCCGCCGAACTGCACGAAAGTTTGGCTTACCGGCAATCATGAGGATTGGCTCGAACAACTCATTGAAGAGCAACCCGAGCTAGAGGGTTTGCTCAACATACCGAAATATCTCGACCTAGAAGCGCGCGGATGGCTCGTGCAACCGCAAGGCGGGCATTACAAGCGCGGTCATTTGAAATGGTTGCACGGTGACGTGCTCACGGGCGGCGTGAATGCGCCGAAGAAGGCTCTCGATACCTATGTCGAATCCGTCGTCTTCGGCCACTTCCATACGTCCGCGAGCGCGACCAAGGTCTTACCCCACGGGAAAAAGTACAAGTGGCAAGCGTGGACAATGGGCTGTCTCGGCAAGCTTGACGCGACGTATTTGAAGCGCCGGCCGACCGGATGGCTTAATCAATTCGGCGTCACTGAGTTTTGGGGTAAGGGCTTTTTCAATCATTTTTCAGTGACGGTTATTAACGGTCGTTTCGCTTACGGCGGGCGCGCGTACGGGGGTCGATAGTGATAATTGGCTTCGGGCATAAGGCGCGGCAAGGCAAGAACACCGCCGCGCTCGCCCTTCTCGAAGCTTCGCCGATTGATTCGGGCGGGCGTCTGTGTGCTTTTGCGGGCGCCCTTCGCGCCGAGGTCCGGAAAGCAATCATTCTCTACGGCAGTGCCTCGACGCTGATTAAGGAATGGAAGCGCGCCGGTGTCATGCCGGAATGGATCACCCCGGAAGTCGGGAAGCAACGGTCACTCTACCAATGGTGGGGAACGGACTTCCGGCGCGCGCAAGACGCGAACTACTGGATAAAGAAGTTTGACGCGGCCGTCAAAAACAGCGGAATTGAAATGCCGCTCGTAACCGATGTCCGCTTCCCGAATGAAGCCGAGTACGTCCGCTCGAACGGCGGAATACTCGTCAAGGTCACCAATACAAGCAAGCCGGACTTCGATGTCCACGAGCACCCGTCCGAGCAAGCCCTCGACGGTTACGCCGGATGGCATTACGAACTTAGGGCCGCGAGTGTCGCCGAGCTACAGGCGAAGGCGCGAGCCCTTTACGAAAAGATAAGGCGGGCTGCATGAAAGAGATTAAAGGTTACACGGTTCACCTCATGTACGACGATTATGTCGATGTCGAGGCGGACTCGTCGAAGGCGGCTATCGCCGAAGCCAAGCAAACTATTTGGCCCGGAGACTTAGATGCTGAAATCGAGTCCGAGTATGAAGCGGAGCTAAAGCCGGGGAGGGGAAATAGTGCTTTATCTGGATCTTGAGACCTACTCGGACTTAGATATCCGGAAGGTATCGCTCGACCGATATGCGGCGCATCCGAGCACGAGAATTTTGATGTGTGCCTACGCCTTCGACGAAGGCCCGGTAGAGATATGGGAAGAGGGCGCGCCCGGTCTTGCGGCGCTACAGGCGGCTATGAAAGTAGATGTATGTGTCGCGTGGAACGTCGGCTTTGAGCGCGCGCTCATGCGTCGTGTTTGGGGTATTACGGGGCTCGATTGGCGGGACGCGATGGTCGAGGCGCTCTATGCGGGACTGCCGGCCGGATTGAAAGACTGTAACCGGGTGCCGTTCTTTGCTACTGAGTCCGAGACTTCTAAAGAGACTCTGCTAATCAACAAGTTCTGCAAGCCGTCTAAAACGGGCGTGAAACATGACCGTAATACCGACCCGGAAGACTGGCAAGCATTTTGTCAGTATTGCAAGGACGACGTACACGACACCCGGCTCATCTTGCAATGGTTGATGAAACGTTTCGAGATGCCGGAGCGCGTCCGGCGCGGATGGCTTATGGATCAAGAAGTAAATGAGCGCGGCCTTCCGGTTGACCGTTTTCTTACGTACCGCGCGCTAGAAGAGGCGCAACGGTTACAGGCGAAATGCGCCGAGGATCTCAAGATATTGACCGGGCTTGAGAATCCGAACTCGCCGGCGCAGTTGTTGGAGTGGGTTCGCGAGCGGGGTTACCCGTACACCGGACTCGCGAAAGAACTCGTAAAGAAGTCCCTTAACGAAGAGCCTAACCCGGAGGATAAAGCCCGTGACGATGACGAATGAAGCGCGCGAGGCGTTGCGGTTACGGCTTGCCGGGGCTAAGGCCTCAATCAAGAAGCTTCCGAAAATCCTTGAACAGTTGTCCGCCGATGACCGGCTGCGCAATCAGTACTCGTATTACAAAGCGCACACGGGCAGATGGGCGGGCAAGGGCGCACAGATGCACAACCTAAAGGCGCCGCGCACCAAGGAAGAGAAGCAATGGGTCGCGGAGGTTATCGCGATGCTTGAGGCGGGCGATCCGGTGCCGGACCTAGACAGGCTATCTATGGCGCTCCGACCGCTCATCAAGGCGCCGAAGGGTAAGAAGCTTGTGGGCGCGGACTTCAAAAGCGTCGAGAATCGCGCGCTTGCTTGGGCTTCGGGCTGCGAAGCGATGATGCAAGTGTACCGGGACGGGAAAGACCCATATATCGACTTCGCGTCCCGCATGGAAGGGTGCGATTACTCGGAAGTCACGGCCGAGCTGCGTCAGCAGTATAAGCCGGCGACTCTCGGCGCGGGTTTCGGGCTCGGCGGCGGGAAGCTTGTACGCAAGTGCAAGTGCGCCTGTAAGTTTGTTTGGATGGTCGGCCCGGAGACACTTAAGACCAAGTGTCCGAGGTGCAGCTTAGATGTCGTCCCCGGACTCGTACAGAAGACCGGACTATGGCGCTATGCAGAAATGATGGGGATTGACCTCTCCCAAGAACAGACTAACGCGCAAGTAGCCGGCTTCCGCGAGACGTTCATGGAAGTTGCATCGTTCTGGTATTACCTCGAAGAGGCTTTTGCGGCTTGCGTGCAGAAGAGGCGTAACCAGTACATCAACTCATCTCTTGGGTGCAAGCTTGTCTTCGTCTACAAAGACCCCGCGTTAAGGATCTTGCTGCCCTCGGGCCGCGAGTTAGTTTACCCGAACTCGTTCGCTCGGACGGAGCGGACGGAATGGGGTGGAATGAAACTCACGCTCGGGTACGAGGCGTCGCGCGGCCACGGATGGGGCGCACATTACACGTACGGCGGGAAGCTGTGCGAGAACGTCATTCAAGCAATTGGCCTTGACCTTCTCGTCGATGCTTTCTTCCGCGTCGATGTGGACGAGCGGCTCAAGATTGTCATGCACACTCACGATGAGATAGTTGCCGAGGCGGACGAAGACGACGCCGGCGCGAAACAAAGGTTAGAGGGATACATGTCCGTCGTCGAGCCGTGGGCCGAGGGCTTGCTTATGGCGGCCGACGGATTCGAAGGGAAACGGTATGGGAAAGGTTAAACGATGATTACTCTAATCACGGGACTAGTCGGAAGCAAGTACGGGAAATATGTCCTGGAAATTGCATTGGTCGCTGGTCTTATCTTCGGCGCTTACAAGTGGGCCGAAGACCGCGGAAAGAAAGTACAGAAGGACCGCGACGACCAAGCGCACTCCGTTGAGATTGAGAAGAGCCGGAAAGAATCCTCGGACCTGAAAGACCGGCTCGTCGCTCAAGCCAACGATAAGGCGACCGCCGCCGAGGCTAATGCGGCCGGGGCGCGCGCCCAATTTGCTCAACTTGCCGGCGTCTTGGCCACTCTGGACGCTCGGTCAACGCAGGGCCGCGAACAGGTAAGCAAATTGGCGGATTCGGAACTGCACGCGGACATCGTTTCTAAATTGGGCTTGCGCCGGGCGAACGATTTAACGCCGGGGTACTCCGCGCAAGAAGAGCGCAGCATCGACAATACCGTCACGCAATACCCGATTGAGCTAGACAAGAACAAGACACTCGCGGCGCAAGTCGGCCGGAAAGACGCCGAGGCAAAAGCGAACAAAGACGCGGCGGACGCCCGGCAACAGGCGTTCCAAGCCGACGAGGCGTATATTTTGCTCCTGTCCAAATATTATGTGGACATTTGGAATCAGCACGCGCCACATCGACGGGAGGCGAAATGCTTGTACTTGTGGGGGTGCGGTCGCGCAACGATCAACATAGACCCGCCTAAGAAAGGGACGGCCGGAGGATCTAAAGATTGACACCTAACCAACGGGAAGGCAGCAAGTGTTCTTTCTATCTGGACGGTTGGCGCTTCGGAATCATTATCAAGATACCGAGCAAGGGTCTTCAGAAAGGTATGGTCCGCGTTGAAGTCCCTTTCACAACCCGCCCGCGCTATTGGGTCGCAGAACACGATGTTAACGAAGTGGGAGACACAACTTACCACGGCCCGAAGGCGCTAGAGGCTTTCCAGGAAAAACAAGAGAAGAAGGCCGCCGAGCAAGCATTGGTGGACAAGAAAATCAAGAAGGTTCGGAGGTTTCACAGATGACGAAGCACGCAAAAATAAGCTACGCGAAAAGCGCGGTCCGGATTGCCGGGTACATGCTGCTTTTCTTATCAATCAAGGTCGCCGCCATAGTCTTGATTGTCTCGGAAGTCGTCGGCATAGTGGAGGAACTCGGACTATGATAGTTGTCAATTTGTTTGGTGGACCGGGCGTTGGTAAGTCAACCGTCGCGGCCATGCTCTTTGCACACTACAAGCGGCGCGGGCTCCGCGCGGAATTGGCGCGGGAGGTCGCAAAAGAGTTGCTCTATCAAGGCCGCCCGCTCGCGCGTAATCAAATACTTATACTGGGTATGCAATATCAAACGCTTAAGGATTACGAGGCAGCGGGTACAGATTTAGTTATCTCTGATAGCCCCCTCAGACTCAACCTGATTTATGCGGATAATGGTTTAGGTAATTCACTTTATCACCCACTTTGTGCGCTCGTTCGTGGAATGCAGATGGAGTTTAAAGAGGTGGACGTGTTGCTCAAGCGTGCTGTTCCATATCAGGATCACGGGCGTACGCAAGGGGCAGAAGAAGAAGCGCGGGAGATTGACGCGCGTATAACGGGATCATTTGATGTGGTGCTAGAGTCTCCCACGCCTTCGGAAGTCATCCGGATGCTCGACCCTCTTATGCCCGCATTCCGTTAAGAAAACCGAAAGGTATGGGAGGTTTCACAGATGGGTGAGTTTGTTAATACGAAAGAGCTAGCAAGCGCGCTAGGCATCAGCCGTGAGGCGGCGCGCTTGCTCATGAAGAAGACGCGAGGGGTTGTGACTTTACCGGCATTGAACGGCGACGGTATACGCGAGACGCGCCGAATGCCTCTTAAGGTGTTGGACGCGCTGATTGTGTCGCGAGGCAGGAACCGTGAGACCAAGTAAACCCCGCCGCAGCGCATTTCTTTTTGTCAGTGATCGACCATGCTTTCCTTTGCTCTTCGCGGGCCGCCAGTTCGGCCGCCATTTCCTTTTCCGTTTGTTCTTGGACGGCCTTGAGCTGAGCTAAACGCGCCTGTAAGTCCTCAGTGTCCGCAATCATCATGTCTTTGTAAGTCTTCTCCGTAATGGCGACCTCGCGGGCGCTGTCGTGGGTGAGTTCGGTTTTGGTATACGCGTCCCCGACATGACAGAGCATGATGTCTTGGTCTCCGTGATGATACAGGGTCGTGCAAGCCGATTCCGATTGCCCGATAGCGGCCGTTGAAAGCATCAAAACGAATAGCGCGGTTTTCATATATTCTCCTTACTTGACTCGTGAATTATAACGTCGTTTTTCGTTTTCAGTCAATGTTACTTTGGTTTTTTAATACGCCTTCGCACAGACAAATCCGGGCGGGCAATTCGAGGGAGAAATAACAGTATGTGGCGTTGTCCGCCGAGAATTGTATACAGCCCAAGAGGTTTCAACGCCCGTGACGGTGAAGTTTAGCACGTGTCGCATCTTCGCGTGGTTGCGGAGAAGGTAGTTCGCGCCGATGAGCGCGCCAAAAGATCCGGCGAAATATGCGGACGAACCGGCGTTCGAGCGGACGAACGGGCGGGCAATGGGGTTGCGTTCCCCAAATCCGCGGGCCGAAATCGTGCGGGTTGTCCAACCGTCGGCAGCTATGGAAGCCCCGGCTATGGACATCTCAAGCGAAAATGTCCGCGTAAATAGTGGGTTAGATTTAGGCCGTTCTTGAGCAAAAAGAGTCGTGGATATCAGCATTGCGATGAGTAGCGTTTTCATTTCTCTCCTGTTTCGCGTCAGTCTTCCAAGTCTCATAAGCGGCCTCGACAATCGACCCTAGCCGCTCCTGTCTAATACGAATCCATGGGGAGTAGTGTTGTTGAGTCACCATGATGTTCTTATGGCCTAGCAGCGCGGCCACATCTTCGGTCGCCATCCCGCGAGTAAAGCACCACACAGCAAACGTATCTCTTAGCATGTGCGAGCGGAAGGGTAGCACCTGCCCGTTCTCGTCCTTCAAGTCTGCGATTTCGCCAACCCGGCGATACGCCATCCAATACCGCTCATATGTCTGCTGAAATGCTTCCTTTCCATTCCAGAATATGTACCGTTCACTTAAGCGTGGCGCGGCAAGGATCTCCGTCCCTATTTCCGGCGCGAGGGACACATACACGTCAACGCCCGTCTTAGCCCGGCGAAGAAAGAGCCTATACCATCCGGACGGCATCTTTTTAAACCGCGTATGCTCAAGCATGATTGCGTCTTTAATAGCAAGCCCACTCCATCTTTGCAAGAGTACGAGCGCTCGCAACCTTTTGATATCGTCCGGGCTACGATGTGTAAGGCCGTCAATCATGGCAAGCATGACCGCGAATTGTTCGTCATTGAGCGCAATTGTGGGCGCCACATCCCGAGACCCTTTTATAAATTCCAATCCGAGGGCCGGATTGCGGTCTAATAACTCGGACTTGACGGCCCATATAAATAGCCCCTGGAGATAGGCTTGATACAGCCGTTTGGTTGCGGGCGCCGCGGCCCACGTTGCGCGCCATTGCTCCAGGTCGGCCCGCTTAACGTCCTTTAGATAGATGAGGCCGCGTTGCGTTAGGAACGTCTCAAGCCGCTTGTGCAAGATGAGCCGGGCGCGGCTAAGAGACTTGGGCGCGTATCCCGTCGCGGTCTTGCTCTTCAGGTACAAGTCGATTGCATCGGTTATCGTCGCGCTTTCCGGCTCGCCGGAGGCAACCGCCTCGAAACCTATTTGCTTCTTCGTGGCGAGCCGCTCGGCTTCTTGGTAATCGTTCGTGTCCGCTGATATGACCCGTTCCTTACCGCCTTCATACCAGTACAGAGCCTTCGGACAAGCGCAACGCAGATATGCCTTACCCTCGGGCCGGCTCGCGCACTCGGCGCGGTGACGACTGATGACTTTCACGCGGGGAACTTCGCGGGCGGTCTTAGCCACGGGGCACCTCGGGTAATAGAACCTCAAAACCGGCCCGCAGCTTTTCATCTAGCGGGTAAATATCGGGGTTGCAAGTGGCTTCAAAACAAGCGAGGCAAAGGTTGGCCCTTAGCCCGTAATGTCTAACTCTTATATCTGCGTGGCCATTATCGCATCCGCCCGGAGGGTGTCCGCAGATCAGGGGCGAGTCAATATACTCACAGTCGCAACGCTTTCCCCGGTTAATAATCGCTAAAGCTTCAAGGTCCATTCCCATCACAGCACCCCTCATGTTTTCTCCGTGTAATTTTGAACCGTACAAAATCGCCTTACACGCCAATTCTACCGCTTTAACGGTACTTGTCAAGTGTTTATTTTAAATGGACTTATTACCAAAGTGCTAAAATAACACAAGTGTTGCGAGGGAACGCAAACGCGTGTTGAAAGGACGTAAGTTATTGATTCGCTATGCCATATAGGCCACATATGCCACATATCCAACGTTTGAGGCGTACACAATCGTACAATACTCGGACAAATTAGCGCAAATTTTCGAGCCGCGTATAGTGGGCTTGGTGCACCTGGAGTGCGCCCAATATATCTATATGCCGCGAAAGTAACGCATACAGCCTAGTCAACTCGACGCGGGCGATCCGGACATCTTCCGGCGCTATCCCGGCGCGCCGGCGCACATGGCGCATTACGCGCGACACGAGCGCCGCCCAAGATCCGACCACTATCAATCGACCGCACGGATAGCACGCAGCCCAATGTCCGCCCGATTCGCGGGAGAAGGCGTTTCGATTGTCCCAAAGGAAGTTAGAACAGGGGAAGAGTTTGTCAACGGCGGTGCGCCCGCAAAAGTCACAATGCTTACCGCCGCGCGGGAGGCGGTGCTTTACTTCCGGCCTCATTACGTTCCGTCCCTTTACTTCCACAAACCAGACTTAATTATCAAACAGACTAGCACAATTCGGGAGGATACAGAAATCCGTTATTACCTAATCCTGAGGTTACGGGCCGCGCGGCCCGCCGCTCGGAAGATATGGGATTTGACATTCGCTTTGGACAAGTTAAGCTTTTGTGCCACCTCCGGCGCCGTATAGCCAGCGAGCCAAAGAAGCGTACACTGTTTTTGTCGCCCGCGAAGGGTCCGGGTTATTCTCTCAGCATCCATCCGCGCCGTTACCGCCCGCGATACGTCCCGCGCGGCGGGTTGAAAACCGGGCTTCAACAATTTAGCGTCCAAGGATTCGGTTAGCGCCCGGTCGCGCTTCTGCGTCATGTACTGTCTGTGATATGAGTATGCAACATGCCGGGCAAGGACACAAGCCCACGTCGAAAACGTAGAACCACAACGCCCCTCGAAAAGCTTGTGCCGCTCAACTATCCGGAGCCAAGCTTGCTGTAATACGTCCTCGATGTTTTCACGCCCCTGGACGATCTTCGCAATCTCGGTCACAATGACTCGGTTAGTGTCCTTGTATATCACATCGAACGCCGCCGAGTCGCCGGAGAAGGCACGGTCGATTAATTGCCTGTCGATTGCCATGGCGCCACCTTTCTCGCGTTATACAGCGACCGATAGTTCGCGTCAGCTATAAGGCGCGCTGAACCAAATTCATCCGTTCGCCCCTTGCTGTCCGAGGATCTCGTCAATGTCGCCCTCGGCCGCCGCCCGGCCGGGGAAGTTAGCCGACCATACGGGGCCGAAGCCGACAGCGGGTTGAATGTTGATGGAGGCGCTTCGGGGAATCTTGTACAGCGGGATGGTCCCGTCCCCGTTTACGACCGCGAGGATCGCGCCGTTAGCGGCTGTTGTGTTTGTTGCTGATGGTGGAAGAGGCATTGTTTTTCGTCCTTTCTTAAAGCGCCTGTTTTATTCGTTGCGAGCAATCGACAAGGGCTTCTGTCGCCGCGCTCTCGCCTAAAGCGACTTTAGCGAGCGCCCACGCCCTAGCGTCCTTGCTCATATCCGGCCAGCATCGGAGCGCGGTGCGCTGGGCCTTCTGCTGTTGGGCCAGGATTAAGCCCCGGTCCTTGGCCGTATCCATGAATAGAGAGATGTTTTGAATATCGAGTAAACAGAACGTGACGGCGGGAAGAGGGATAAGACGCAACTCTTGATCCTGACTCAGCACTATCTCAGCGACCTTTTCGCCGTCCCGTTCTACCGCCCAAATATTTAACGCAACTGCCGAGTACTTTAAGTGGCGCATATGACCTCTTTCCTTTCTTACGCGGATACTATCATTTATTGCGTCCATTTTACAAGGCATTTTTACGCGTCCAAAACTATGGTAACTAAAGGTTTCTTATGAATTGACAAAACATGTCACTTTTAGGTAGGATTTCTCCCACCACGGTTTAGCTGCGAACTCTAATATGGAGAATTGACAATGTACAAAAAAGTCAAGGCCACGGACATACCGAAAAGGGAGCGCAAATCAGAAAGCCGCTTTGAAAGTACCCGCGAATGGCGGGCCATGAAAGCCGACATCGACAGAGGTCTCAAACCCCAAGAGGCGCTGCAAGCCGTACTTACACCCCAAGACAAAGAGAAGTACGGGATTAAGAACCGGCGCACGATTGCGCGATTCGTTAAGAAATACCTCGCCGCGCGCGGGCTCGACTACGGGGTCAAGTCCTTTCAGCGAGAGGGCCAGGACTGGATTATTGTCCAGTACACCCCGGTCATCCGGCAGACGGCTTGATCCCCCCTGGCCTACTGCCCCAAAAAACTAATAATCGGTTGCGGAGTAAAGCATATGATCGCCGGCACGCCTACCGCGCCGGTTCCGGATACCCCGGCCAGGACGACTACAGCCGAGCCCGCAACCGCGGGCGTCCCTACCGCTCCCGTACCCGATACCCCGGCCGGCGCCGCAACGGCCGAGCCGGTCACGGTCGGCGCGCCCACGGCACCGGTACCGGATACCCCGGCCGGTGTGGTGGTCGCGTCTACCCGGAAATAAAAGGTTATGATCTCCGCCGCCCAATTAGATGCGCCTCCTTTGCCGGTTGTCCCCGTCGTGTCACTACTATAAGAGCCCGCGGACGAAACAATCTGGTATTGGGTTATCCCGCTCGTAAGATTCTCGGCTTGTGTGTAACTGGCGCCGTGGGTGGTTGATAACTGCCCCGTATTTGCGAACTCAAAGCCGAAGAGCAATTCGTCGGGAAAATTAGTTGTTACGCTTCCACTGTTGTGCGTATTACCCGAACCGGTCGCGCTATTCGATACGTCGAAGGCACTGACGCTAGAGAACTCATGAATCGCAAGCTTGCTTACTCCGCCGCTTGATGTGGCGGTAACCGTGTTCGGCCCGGCCGCAATGTTGAACGCATAGAAAACTTGTCCGCAAGCCGGGGTCCCTCCGCTAGCGTTGTTTATTTGTGCTAGCGACGCGTATGTATTCCCTTGCGAGTCGCTACAGGTAAACGTTGACCCCGTCGCGGTCTGATCTATGACCACAACGACAATCATATTCCCGGTCACATTGTCGCTACTGAATGCCAGAGACCCTGAGGCGGCGCTGCGAGATTGTACAAACGAGATCATAGCGGTTCCCTGTTCTGTAACTTCGCTTCGTCGAGTATCGCGTCCCGAAGCTTTTCATAACCATCGGGCGCCCGGTGCGCGCCCTTTGACCACGAATACTGACAGACGTGCAGCGCACAAAGCGGCCGGAGGTGCGCCGGAACAATACACCCGGCAGAGCCCATGAACGGTAAGTCCGGGTTGCCAGTGCTCTGCAATGTTATCCCGTACTTCTCACGTGCGAACCGGGCCGCCGCGAGACACGCGTCTCGGACGCAACACCGATACTGCCCGGCGCGGCCGGCGCACTCATCCGCACCGCGCTCGCAGATGTCGCCGGTGATAGCGACCATCTGTTGATAAAGTATAGGAAGAAGGTCCAAAGGGTTAAGCCCACCTAACAATCGCGTTGGACGCGTCCGGTGTTGGCATCTGAATTTGAAACGTACCGTTTGTGTCCGTGATTGTCCCGCCGAAGTCAATTACGGCGACGATCTTGTTAGACCGCGAACTGTTGTAAATGATGGCACCAATCGCCGAGATGGACGACGCAGTCCAGGTAACGTCGTCGAAGTCAATAAAGGCCGTCGTTCCGGAACTAGTCGAAGCGAACCCGGTAAGGGCCTTGCCGCCAGAACTGTAGCCCGTTCCGGACGCCTCATCCGTGCCGACATTCGAGGACGAGGGTGAGCCGGACCCCGGCGTACCGACGTTAGTGTTGCCGGCGTTGTACGCTCCGGTAGGAGAGGGTTTAATCAAGAGGATCTTATAGGTGTCCGTGTCCAGGTGGACGCCCTTGAATGCCTCGACTTTGTAAGATGTTGCTATTGCGCTTGTCATTAGGTTGCCCCTTAAGAGAGTCTCATTGCAGAGAGCGTGATAGCGATACCGGCCGCTGTCGCATCCGCCGAGGCGGGCGCCTGTACAGATATAATGTCGCCGGTGTTAAATGTTGTGTCCGAGGACAGGGAAAACGTCGCATTACTGCCACCCGCCGCGAAGGTCATCGTACCTATCTGCGCGCCGTTCTTTTTGATCTTGAAGACCGTGGACGCCGTCGCCTCTACCGCGAGTGTCGCGATACTGCCGACGCAGTTTTGCGGTAGAACGAACGACCGCACCACATTGATACGAACCATCTCCTGATTGCTGTTAAGAACGCCCGGAAAGAAAATAGTAATCGGATAGTCCGCCCGAAGACGCCCCGAAGACCCGCTAGTTACTATGAAGTCGCTCATATTTTCCTCAGGTCGTGCTCTTTAGTCTTGATCTTGATGCCTTGCAGATGTTTACTAGCCGCATTAACCGCCGAGTGCTTCCGCGCAACCGCGTCGTGATGTGCTTCGACCTTGGCCTCTAGCTGACCCGGAGATAGCCCGGCCGCCTTGGCTATAGTCATCGTACTATCACTCTTCGGGTCGCCACAACAGCGGATGGTAACGGCTATGCGCTCGTCGCCAATTTGCTCTTGCTTAACAATTTCTGTCTTATGTGACATAGCTTCCCCTTACTCGTAAAACTCTACCCACGCCTCGTAAATATCGAGCTGCACGGTTCCCGTGGTCACGTCTCCCCATTGTGCCGTTACAGATCCAACTACCCGGAGAGCATTCAGGTTGACATTGGTGGGTAGAGTGTCTGTAAACATCTGCACGGCAACGGTCGAGAATGAGCTCTCAATCTTCAAAATGAAAGTTCCGCCGTTTCCCTTATCATCTAGCCAACCGAGAGATGCCACGTTAAAACCCGAGCCGCCGTCAACTGAATTAGTTGGCAAGGCCGCAATGCAATTGATCGTTGCATGTGACCACGCGCGCGTAACCGGAGGTAGAGCGCTGATGGTAATAATGGCCGCCCCCGACAACGCCCCGCCCGCAACAGACTTGATGCTGCCTATCGTTGTAGCGTCGGTGTCAATCGTATTACTAGGACTTATATAGTGGCCGCTGATAGCCGTGCTCGGGTTAACGTTGGTAAAGAACAGCCGGGTAATAGACCCCGTGTGTGCCGTTGCTCCGCCGTCGTTGTAACCAATCGTGTCTACTGCCCCGGCTTTGGGTGTGCGGATAGAGCCTACGAACCAAGAAGCGCCACTGGCGATAGCGTCCTCTTTCGTCGTTGACTCCAGGAAGGTCACAGAGCCGCCCGCCAATGTAAGGTCGTCGTAGTAGACAAAATAAAGCGTGTCATATGAAAGTGTCGTAATTGAGCCGGAGCTGATGGGGATATCCGTATACCCCGCGTTCGTGTTGGGGATGCGCATGTCAAAACCGGCAATGTTGATTGTGGCATGGCTGCCGGCATCATGCGCCGTGAGCGGGTTTGATGTCGGACGATAGGCCGAGTGTGCGGCGCTCCGTGCGAGGCGTCCGCTCGCGCTGTCGTCAATGGTCTTGCCGAGTGACAGAGTACCGTCCGCCTTATCATAGAAGCCGGGGAAGTCTCCTGTTAGAACAATCGAACCGGATGTAAGGTCGCCGAGGTCTTGGAGACGGAGACTCATCTTATTGAAAGACGCCGCCTTAAAAAATAGGTCGCTTCCGTCCCGGCTCGCGGGGTAACTGTACTCGATAAAGTCTTGGCCCAACTCAATAACACCATCGCTGGCCGAATGCGAAGCCCGAGTCGTCCCGAACAAGCCCCGGTGAAAATGGTCAAGGGTATATTCATTCTCGCCGGTAAGTGTTGCATTCTTGTATGCGACTATCTCGACATCACTTCCGCTTATAATTGCCAGCAGACTTAGAAGATTGTCGAAGTCGGTCGATGATGGTTGAGGTATCTGCAAGCCGCTCGCGACGACTACGGTTATGGATTGGGTGTCCGGGTCGCCGGTCCCTGTAGTCATGCCGGAGCCGCTCAACTCACCGAAGACGACCGGGGCGGTGATGCGGCCGCGTGGGATAAATTCCGCATCGTCATCCGAAGTAAACAATATGCATCCGCCCCAATTGCTCGGCGTCTGCGGACTCGCATAGAAGCGCACAATCCGGCCGGCAAACCCGTTCATTAAGTCCGGTATTTCGAGCGCAACAATGTCCGCGTCCCCTGGATTGATAAGCGCCGGGTTCGCATTCTGCGCTTGCGGCGTCATCTTCGGGTACAGAGTCGGCTTGCTTACCCCATACGGAAACTCTTCGAGCGTGAGCGCGAGCCCCGAATGGTCATCTTCTATCGAGAGAATGCGAAGGGGCTTGTTGTCCCACCCCATCGGCGCGAATGTTATGGTGATAAGTTTCATCGGCGCGATTAAAGGCCGATACCGCGTCGTGACTGTCATAGTGAACTTGTCGCGGACGGTCGTCATGCGCTTGAGCCGGAGGTTCGCGGCCATCTGTGCGACGTTCGCGGCGCGGATGAAACTCCAGTCTTGCTGCGCCTCTTCATTTAGCCCGTACTTCTGAACAGACGCGGGGTCGTCTTCCATAATCACGTCGGTGTTATAGTCGTTGATCGTGTTAAGATATTCGACCTTAACTCGGTTGAAGACGTGATTTTCAGGTTCGGTCTCAACCTTGACGGGCTCGGCGGCTTCTCCGGATACGAAGTCGGACGTATCGAACTCGACGACTGGTTGAGTGTCGGGCAGGTATATCGCCCCATTACCGGCGAAGGACGTGTCCCCGTACACTGCGATTTGAAGTTGTCCATCATTCCAGAACCGGACGGCTTGTCCGGCGTCGAGAATCGCGTCGATAACGTCCCACGCTGTACGCTGTGTATCCTGGAGTAGCGATATAAAGAAGCCGTGCGCTTGCCAGAAAGTGCGGGCATTGCTCCAGTCACCCAATAGCGCCGGGTCGATGCCGACGCCCCAAACCGGGTCGGTAAGTATCGCCTCGATTACGTCGGCCGGGTTGCAATCATCATTGCCGGCGCCCGCCGCATATTGTGGTGTGAATCCCTCAAAAGATAATTGGGGCATCGCGGCCGTGCTGCCTAGTTCAAGGTCCGCTGATTGCACGAGGGCAACGTTCGGGTGAGCAAGCGCGGCGTCCGCGTGACGGCCGGTAAGATAAGACCAAGCCGTCTGTGCGGGCGTACCCTTGATAAGACTCCAATTCATGATGCTTGAAGAGGGGTCGCTATTCGGGTCCGCGCTGTCGTATGTGATAACGACCGTCTCCCCCTCGTCTGCCGTTGCGAACTGGAAATCGCCAGAGTTATCCGCCGAGTAATGACCGGCGACGGCATGGTCACCCGGCCCGAAGAGTTGATCTCCGGTACTGGCGTAATTGACGCGGGAGTCCCCACGATAATTTGTCGTGTCCGGGACGGTGTACGCGCCGCCGCTCGGTATGACGATTTCAGCCGTTAGGCGGACGGTTGCGAAATTCGTCGAGTAATAGATTGTTACCGTCTTGCCGGCGTCCGCCGCCGCGAAGGTATAACGGGTCACCCCGGCCGAGGGGGAAGATATGACATACACGCCCGCACTCGCGACTGAACCGGGTGAGCCCGGTGTCTGATATGTCCCGGACAGTGTCCCGGAAGTTCCGCCGAAGTCATCGAAAACTTGACTGTATGCTGCGTGAAATCCGACGCCCTTGTCCCCGATAAAGCCGCCGTCCGATATGTCGATGTGTCCGCCGCCGCCCGGAATGGTAAAGTCTTGGGACAACTGCGTTACGGGGACTTTGCCGGCCGATGTCCACACCGCGTCGATATGGTCAATCTCGCCGAAGCCTAGCAGCGCCTGATACGCCGTGCTGTACGTGTACGAGGTCGTCGCGGGCGTTGAGCCTCCGGCGCCTACGCCCTTACCTATGTGCGCGCCGGGCGTTGTGTGCGTCGTGCGAAGGAAGTCGAATAGCCCAATGAGACATTGTACAAATCGGTTCTTGCCGATGCCGATCGTGACGACGTTCCCATATGTCGAGCTGTTGACCCGGACGCCGTTAAGTACTTGCGTGTTTGCGGCCGGCATCTTTGCGGACTTGTGACCGAAGAGAATAGCCATTACTCACCCCCACGAAGCCGGAAGAAGCGGCGCGGCTTGCTCTTTAGGAAATCGTCATTGCCCGGCGTCATGATTACGCCGCGCTTTTCAGTAGCGTGTATGACGCTGTCCGGCCAAGACACAACAATTGCGGCGTGCATCCAGCCATGAGAGGTCTTATAGAGCACAACGTCGCCGGGCCGGACATCGGCTTCTTGGATTTCGTCGCAGAACTGTAAGAGCACATCGACATATTCAGTTCCGTGCGGGACAACAGTGCTGTAGTCCTTGCGAATATCGAACTGGGGTATCACCCCGGCGCCCGCTGTCACCCCGATAAGTAGTTGCGCACAGTCCACGCCGGCGCCCTTGATGCGTGCGTGATCGTGAAAGGGTGTCCCGAGCCACGTTCGGGCCTCGGCAAGTACCGCCTCGATTTGTTCTCTCGTAAGGGACATTAGCTTCCTGTCGCATTTATGGCACCGGCCGGGCCGGGCACATTCGGGAATCCGCCGAAGTTATGCCGGTTGTCAAACTTAAACTCACACGTTGATCGCTGCCCGTCACATCCCGGAAATAGAGTCCCGGTATCGCCCGGCGAGGCTTCTAAAGCGAAGGGCGCGAGCTCTAAATGGGTGCTATCTATCTGGTTGGCAACCGTGATGGGCCACCCGCTCGCCTCGCCGGAGGTCGGAACGAAGAAGCCGCGCGAATATGGTAGTGTGTCGGTACCGACCGAGCCGAGTGGCGAGGATACGACGGCGTTAAGCGGTGTCGTTCCGGACGCCAGAGTCACAGATACAGCGAAGTCTCCCTTGTCCAGAGTGCAGCCCCGATCAAAGAGCGTATGTGGGCACCCGGCGCATATGACGCGCGTCGGCCACGGCTTGAGCCCGAGATAGCCGTAGTCGGCACACTTGAAAGTGGCATGAGTGCTCTCGGCGTTCGGTTGAATGATTTGCCCGGCGAATATCGTCTTAGACCCGATGACCACGAGTGAGTTATCGAGGACGGCCGTCTTAATTACAACCGCCGCGCGAGCAAACAGTTTCGTCAACCGGAGGACCGGCCGGGACGTGCCGGGGAAGAGAATGTCTGCCCCCGCCGTAAGGGTGATGTCCGTCTCGGTCACGGTATTGAGTTCCGACATGACCGGGCCGCGTTCCCATTTGCCGTAACGGGTTGCGTAAAACGTGTCCCCGTTAACAATTATGTCTTGCTGATGCGAGGTGCCTCGGAGAATGATCCCGTTCGGAAGCGTTACCTGGATACAGTCCACCTCAAGCCAAGAGCTATTCGCGAGCACGAAATCGACTAGGGTCATAGGATGACACTCTCTAACTCGAAGTCAGAACTCCAAGCACTATCGAAGAAGTTCTTTACTTCGAACTCGTCATTGCAGAATTTCAATCGGAAGTAAAAGTTGCCAGTCCAAGTAAGCGCGGCGTCGGCGGCCGGCGCGGCGTCAAAGGTGAGCACGCCCTTGCTGTCGAGCGCATACGCGAAGGTCTCGACGCCGTTAACGAAGATGTGCGGCGTACCGTTGACATTCTGTACCATGTCTGGGAACGCGCCCACATTCCGGACAAGTTGAAAGACCTTAGACGCGCCGTCGCCCGTGCCGAAGTTCGTATTAGTGACCGTGTTATCTAATGGGTCATTGAAGAGGAAAGACCCGGCCCGGCCGCGAAGCGAGCAGAAGAGCCCGGTAACTATTGCGATGCCGGATTCTGGGTCGTCCATGCGCCCGTCTAACAGCGGAACTTCCCACTTATAGCGCCAACGTGGAAAGGCCGCGAGACTTGTATAGACGTTTGCTTGCCGGCTCGCGGTCTCTTGCGCCACCGTGTTAAAGCAAATGATTCGAGTATAGTCCCACTTCGGATTAATGACGATGTTGGACATCAGTTAAGCCTTAGTCCCTTCTTCCTACTCATCTGCCGGAGGTGCCCGTCCAGCGCCTTCTTAACAATCTTATTAAGATGCTCGGATGAACCGAGAGACGTGATAGTTGTGTGGAACGAGTTTTTAGTATCCCCGTTTCCGCCCTTGCCCGCCGTATTCATGATGTGCTCGGCTATGTTCGCCGGGAGTACCATCTCCTGTTTATGTAGTAAAGCCATAGTTCCGCCCGGCACATTCGGCACAAGCCCGCCCTGCTCAAAAGCCATAACGGTAGCGAAGGCGCCCGCCGCTAAGACCGGGGCTAGAATCATACCGGGGATACCGCCGAAGCTTAGCCCGGCATTGAAGGCTTTACGTGCCGCCGCTGCTGCGTCCTTCTCTTTGGTCATGTCCAGAGCGAGCATGGATTTGATAGCATTTTGAATCATTCCAGTAGCTACTTGGTCCCCAATATTTGACATCATGGCCGCGAAGGACTGATGACGCATAAGGAAGCCGGCGAGCCCCTGCGCTATTGAGTTGCGCATCTGATCATCGGCCGCTAACATGCGGGTGTTCCGGGCGATTGTTGCCTTGTCCTGAATCTCAGTAAGCTTGTTTTGGTGTGCCTGCTCTAACGCTTCCTTCTTATTGTTGAGGGTTTTAAGCTTGTTCTGAAAGTCCTTGTCTGTCTTGTCGAGAGCTGCAATCTCGCGGTTAATCGCCGCAATCTTGAGCGCTTGTTCGCGGTTCGCGAATTCGGTGTCCTGTCTCAGTAGCTCTTGCTGCGAGACCCGGCGCTCGCTATTGCGGAGGTTCGCCGCTTCTCGGTCGGCCGCGAGCTCTAGCTCACCCATATTTTGCGCGTGGGTCGCCGCTATACGGCCGGCCTCGGCTTGGATGCGCGTTTTTTCTTGGGTCATCTGCCGGAAAGCCCCGATGCGAGACACTAATAGCGCGCGATAGAAGCCCGTCTCCTGAAGCCCCTTGTTGTTCTCTTCCTGAATGGCCGCCTCAATCGCCGCGAGCCGGGCGGCTGTGCCGCTCTCAGTTGCTTCGATCTTCTCGCGTTCGCCTTGCTGGATACGTTCCACGGCCGCGCGGTACCGCTCTTCCTGGAGTTTGTCCTCCGCCTCTATGCCTTGCTTCTCCGCCTCCATCTCCAATTTGATACGCTTGTACGCGTCGTCGTCAATCTCTTTTGTTGTGTGATTCTTGGCCGCTTGCCCCTCAAGTTCTTTAAGCGCGTTAACCCGTTGTTGTACCCCCGCTTGTGCCTGAAGAGTGTCCACTAAGGCTTGCTGTGCCTGTACTTCCTTCTCCGTCAGGCCGACGCCCGCCTTTTTTAACTCCATGGCGGCTTGTTCAAACTTGTTGTAATCGGCTCCCTGGTTCGTCTTGCCCGTGGCATCTAGCTGGTTTGCCTTGTACTGCTTTTGCATCTCAAGAACGCGCTCCGCGCTCTTACGCGTCCCGGCTAGAAGATCCGCCGCTTCCTCATTCTTGCCTCGCGCTAGAAGAGAGTCATACTCAGTTCTGAACTTGGTTAATGCGTGCTGCGCTCCGGCAGAGCCAATGCCGAGCGTGTACCAGTGACTTTTTAGCTCGGCAAATACAACATCCGCCGCTTTTGACACGGCGTCAAAAGACTTAACTAACTCTTCCATGCTTGCGCGGTCAATGAGTTCGAGTTGTTTCGTAAGAGCCGCGAGATGATTCTTATTAAGTTCGTCTGCCTTGATCCCGGCTTGTAATAGCTTTTGGTCAAGCGCGTTGAAAGTGTTCTGTATGGTCGTGCCAAACTTGACTTGATTCTCGGCAAGTTGTTCGGCCGCCTCGCGGACCTTCGCGAGATGCTCAAGTAAGAGCGTTGCGCCTACAATGATGGCGAGGAAGGGAAACGCGGCTTCCATTGCGCCGCCGATTGGCCCGAGCCCCGCAACAAACGAAGTAAGGGCGCGCGGCATATGGACGCCGAACTCTTCCCCGAGAAGCATGACGCCGTGCCGGGCTTCGGACATCTTGAAGCCGGTCTCGCCCGCCATCCGCCCGGCGCCTTCTTTGATATCATTGAAGGATCCCTTGGCCGCGCGGGCCGCGTCCGCCATACCAGATTGAAAGGTTGCGGTCTTCGTCTGCAAATCTACGCTAAAAGTACCCAAACAGGCTGAGCCACTTGGGAATCCTTTCCTACTGCTCTCTGATTTTATTTCAGTCTTACGCCGTATACGCTTGTCGTTGCTTTTTGATACCGCTCGGCAGTGGTTCCCGAATGAACCCGCCTAACGTTCCATTATCTCGGCGAGCGTGCTTGTTCGCTCCACCAACCAAATTAGGCGTCAGCCCCAAACTTATCATTGTTTGGGATAGCGACGTACCTAAAGCCTGTTTAATACTCTTATGGTCTAACCCCTGATACTTTTTCAAGTCCGCCGCCGAGGGCGTACCATCTACCGCGAAGGCTGTCAGCATAATGCGTTGACGAATCTGCGCTTGACAACGCATCCGCAAATTGAGCATTTCGGCGCATCCGGGGTTTTCCTTAATGCGTTTTTGCGGTAGCCTCTGGCCGGGTTTTAATGACTTGCGTTTGGTCTGCGCCCGTCCTTGACGAACGAATTTAATGTGAGTGGACGGTACGTTCAAACTGGTAACACTCCGCAAGCCGTGATTCCGTCTATACTCCGCCGCCGATATGCCCTCGGACTGCCGGACGTGACACCCAATAGATTTGAACCAATCGCCGCACATATGGCACCGGACCAAATCTTCCTTTTGATTAAATTCCAAAGCGCCTAGCGTGGAATACCCGCTAGGTGTATATGGTGCCTTTGCGGCCCATGGAAAAACTACGCCGCCTATGATTACATGAGTGACTTTTGTTTTCGTTGTTGTTATTGCTGTTTGCATAAGGGTCACATTCTAGTCCATTTAACGAGTCCAGTCAATAAGTCATTTTTTCATGTCCTCTAGGCCTTCGTTGATTGCTTCGACATACCGCTCTAGCACTTCGTCCTGGGCGGCACGGGCCGAGTTCTCTAGCCAGTGCTGCGCCGGGACGTTCGCCTCGGGCGCCCCGAACTCCTGAAACATTCCGTAAAAGCCTTGCTTGCTCGGGCCGACCCGGACGGTGAGGGCGCCCGGACTTTCAACCGTCTCGCGATGGATCTCGCCCTCTAACTGCCCGGTCTCGAACGGGGAGAAAGCCTTCGCGCTATCCATAAGAACTTTCGCGGCTTTCATCTCGACCGCGCGCAAGAACTTCCGAACCGCGCGTCGAGACCCGGTTGTAAAGGCTTCTTCTAACTCGTCTAAGCCCTCAATGTTCGTTACGATTTGGATATCAACATCCGCCATACTTAGTCCCGCAAACTTGGGTAAACTTCGTAAATCAACTCTTCGGCGTCCTCGATACCGTTCTCGGTAAGACGCGCTATCATTTTGACTTTCTCATCATGCACCTGCGCCGGCGTTGCGCCTCGCATTCCGAGGAAAGCTAAAGCGATGCCGCGCTTGACGGACTTCCGGAACTCTTCTCTCTTTACATCTTCCTCGTCCGTCTCTAGCCCGGCGATAAAATCAAACGGGGAAAGCGATTGTGTGTCCGCCGTTCGATGGATGTTAAATAGGGTCGAGGTCACGAGCGCGGCGTTAAATCTCTGCTGCCTCAGCTCGACTCCCCGGCGCTCTTCTAACGCCTCGAACTGCGCTAATGTCAACCGCTCGAATTCGTCCCATGTCAACCCGTGATCGTGACGACATATAGCCCATATATCAGTCCAGCTATGCGGGGCGTCCTCTAGCGAACGACCCCGCTTTGCTAGTTTGGGCTTTTTTGTCCCCGTATCTGTGCCTCGCACTTTTCAAGCGTACGCGGGAAGTTAAGTCGCGTGAGTGCGTGCTGTATCTCTAGCACGCCCTCGGCGCCTAAGTCCTCGCATAGTTTTCGGATCTCTTCAACGGTGACACCCACTGCGCCGCGCGCCTCTTCCGGCGGCGCAACACTGCCAACGATGCCGGCGTGCAATATCAAATGCACTTCTTCCCATTTGATATCGAACCAATCGGCTAGACTCTTGAGAGAATGGCCGACCGCCACTTCAGCCTTGATTACGGACGACAACGGGTACTCGACGGTGTACTCGCGGTCTTCTGTCTTTACTACCATTCTTGGGCGGACGGCCAGTTCTAACGTGTTCATATATCTTCCCCCTAATTCCGACTAAGTCGCTCGCGGTCGGGTTAGCTGTTAACAATGGGTCCGGTTACCTGGAGTTTCACCGTGTACGTTGGTAGTTTGTCGTCCGGCACCGACTCATCAATCGAGATGACGATAGCGGCGAAGGAGCGCGTCCGCGCGGATGCCGGGTAGATGACCTTAAAGTTATGCGACTGTTGATCCTCGGCCGTGAACAGAAGAGCCTGAGTTGTATCTCCGGGAAGCACGTTAATCTTTACCGTTACGTCGCCGGGGTTGTGCAGCCCGCCGACATAAGACCGGGTAAAGCCGGAGCTACCAAGGGTCGTTGTGTCGAGCGCGTCAACCTTGTCGGAACCGAAGTCGGCGCTTGTGGCGCCGTTAATTTCGGTGAAGTTTTCGGACGTTGCGCCGTCGCCTATTTTGAATTTTGAGCCGTGACCAATTGACTGTGACATTTTTACTCCTTTCCCGGTTTTACGGCTCCGGGCACGCCGATTTAACTACCTAAACTCTTTTGCTCACTATCCGGAACCCTAGCAACGTCCGAAACGCGAACCCGGTTGCATCCGCCTTCGCTAAAAAGGGCATGTCCATCTCACGCTCTAACATGCACGTCTGCACTATGGTCCCGTCCGGCAGTGTTCCCACATACCCAATTAGAAGGCTGGTCGCCGCGTCTATTGCGGAGTCCCGCGCCGCCGATGTGCTTCCGTAAGCGTCAATCTGTATGTGGTCCTCGGCCACATCGACCGGGCCGGAGAATTGATACTCTTGCGCCCGCGCGTACTTGTGCACGACTATCGCAGGGAAGACATATCCACGCGGGAGTACGTCCCGGTATACCCGGCTCGACACAACCGCCGCGACGCCGGTGTCGTTCTTAAGCAACGAGATGATACCCTCAGTAATCATGCTCCGGTCGTCCTTTCGACATGACAGTACACCTCTAACCACATACCGGGCCGGGGCGCGTTCGGCTCGCTGAAGTAATCGACGATAAACAGCACCCCGTCAATCCGCACATACCCGGACCTGGACAAGAGCGCGGCGTCCGGCTTGCGAAAGGTAATGACATGATTAGATTCGGCGTTATCTAATTGCTGCTGATCTACGCGCGCGCCGGTTATGTCCTCTTGCCCCGCATATACATTCGATGCGAGTACGGTCGTACCGTCCGGCGCGATGATATCCGCGCGAAATTTTAGATCGTTAGTCGAGTGTGTCCGCATGTTAAAACCCGTACACCCTCTTACCTAGGAAGAAGGCAGAAATCGCGAGCGGAATCTCTTTCAACCCTTCGGACGATACAACGGAAGGGTGCTCGTAGATGTGTACGGCTAGTTGTCGAATACCTTCGAGATGCGGCGTATGCGCTTGCGCGCCGGCTACAAAGTCGATACGCACCGCGCCGGGCGCGCTCACCGGTGGCGGATAAATAAAACTCGTCTTCGGCACGATAAGCGCCGGGACGTTGGCTTCAACGACGAAGTACTCGGCCGAGTCCCATGTCTGCCAAACGTAATTAGAGTCCAGGTACTTCACGCTCGTCACACTTACTAGAGGCGGACGGGGAAGCTTTATGGCTTCGTGCGGGAAGGGAAACGAGTCCCTAGTTAGCCGATAGGTCTTACCCGCGAAACTCCATCCGGTTACAGACTCGGCATACTCACGAGCCGTTGTAATATTCGACGCGATGACGCTGTCATCCGCGCTCGTACTGAGACGGAGCCGCGCTTTGACCTCGGCAACTGTGACCGGCTCGGCAATTGGTTGCGCTGTTATCTGTAACGACATAGTCATTTCCCATTTCTATGAAAAAGCGCGGGTCCGGGTGTAATTGGGGAGGGCGTACCCTCGCCCGCGCTTTCTTCGTTCACCTACAGGGCTTTAAGAAAGTGCGACCCTGTAAGACTTCAGTGCTTCCGCGCGCCGGACACGGCCGTCCGTGCGTCGATAGGCTAGCAAGGTCAACAACCCTTGCGAGGCCTTAGGCTGATCCAACACCTTTATGTTGATCCCGCTACCGCCACGGTCGCCGATGATGTATCCGCGAGAGAAATCGCCGAAGATAATCGGGGTGTTACCGCGTGAGCAAGACGGCATCGCGGTTGAGTACTCGACCGGATATCCGTGTAAGAAATCCTGATCGCCTACCCGAGACCATGCCGGGAAAAACAGATTGGCCTGGATTTGTGCCTTGCGGAGCACAATCGAGGTTGCGCGCTGCATCAACCAAGAGGCGGAACCGTGATAAACGGCATTCAGTGTTCCAATCACGTCGAGGGTGCCCGTGATCGTGACAAGATTGCTGTTGGAATCGGGTTCGCCGGCCGCAACGCCCGCGTCAACGTTCCCGATAAGCCCTTGGGGTTCGCCGGAGCCGGAGCCATTGACGAACTTGTCTTCTTCATACGTCTGCTGTGCGAGGATCAAATCGTCCTGGAGAAAGGCTTGGAACGCCGGAACGTCTTGCGCTAGTTCCCAAGAGATGTCCTCAATGTCGCCGGCCATGAATGCGGACAACGTGAACTGAGTCAATGTTGGTGCGGTTCCGCCGAAGCTTGAGGTCTCAGCCTTCGCCGCCGCCGTGCCGTGTGCCAGCTTGACGGGAAATTTGATATCCATGGTCGTCGGAATGACCCGAGCGAGGCGACGAAGCGCGAACTCTTGCGGCGCCAGTGGGACAATCTGTCCGTCCACGGTCAACGGAACGGCAAATCCTCCGGCCGAGTTCGTACCTTCCACCATGGCCGCCTGAATCTCCGGGTTCATGACGAACCCATTAGCCGCCCACATATGAAAAGCGTTAAAGTAATCGACAGAGAAAGTCTTCTTGCTGCCGAGCATCTTCGCGTACGGTGTGCCGGCCTTGAACGCGTCCGCGTTGTGCGCGCTCGGAGGTGCCGGGAGAAGGTCCGTCAAAGTCTGCTTTGCCCTGAGGGTGTTGAGTTTCTCGATTGCTGCAATCTGCGGGCCAATGGCTTCGAGTTCAACAGTGCAAGCGTCAACGTCGCATTGTTCCTGTTCGTTGAAGCCGCGCTTTTGCTCTTCGCACGCTTTGAGGATCTTGTCCGCTTTGTCGAGGGCAACTTTTCTTTTCTGCAAAAGTTCTGACAACATCATGGGGAATAGTGTCCTTAATTGGAATTTATTTACGTGCCGCGCCTCAACCTGCCCGCTTTCGGGGAGACTTCCGCGACAGTTCCGGCCCTTTCTAGCCGGACAGTCTCTTAAAATCGCTAGAATCTGCGCCGCTCGATATCGAATCGCGCTCTTACTACGCCGATGCCGAATGCGGGTTCTTTTGTCTCTTCCGCCGGGATTAACGTCCGGTAAAATTCGCGGCCGGGCTGCACAGCGTCAATCATGCCGCGAGTAAGCGCGTTGTTCGCGTCGAACATCCGGCCCTCACCATACCGCTGCGCCTTCGCTTCTGCTGTCGCGCGAGACCCGCGCCCGGCGTTTACGGCGTCGATAAAATCCCCGTGCAAGGACGCGAGGCGCTTATTCATGTCCGTCTTGGCGTCTTCTGAGAGTGGGTGAAACGGTGACCATTCCGTTTTGTAATCGCCGGAAAACATCTCGGTCACGTTGATGCCCATGTCCGCGAGCGCCTCGCTGATGTCTACGTGCATCGTGCGAACACCCACGGAACCTACTTCGCCGCTCGGTGTGAGAGTGATGTTCGACGCCTGACTTGCGAGAAAGTAAGCGGCTGATGCGGCGATGCCGTCAACCATAGCGCTCACCGGCTTGACCTTCGCGACTTGCGCCAAAACGGCGGCCGCCTCTGGCAGTCCGGTAACCTCGCCGCCCGGCGAATCGACCGAGAGGACGACGCGCTTTACTGCCGGGTCGGCACCGGCTTCCTCGGCCGCCTTCGAGATCGTTTCGTAATTACTCCCGAGCCATGATGGGCCGTCCTTGGTCAGCACCCCGTGAATCGGAATAATTGCGACCTTGTTAGCCTTTGGGCCGAGGGTGTTCGGTTTGGCCGCCTCCCACTGATAGAAGCCGCGCCCGGCCGTGACGGGAATTACACCCGGTCCTTCTTTGACCGCGAGCAAGAGCGCGGGGACGTGGCTCGACAGGATAGCCCAAAACGGCGACCGGGTTAGAATTTGCAGACGTGCTTTTAGCGAGTCCATTTTATTTATCCTTTTTGCAGAGCAAAATTAATGTTTCAATTGTGGCCACGCGAGCCGGGCCGGAAAATCTGTCCGAGGTCGTTCGTCGCATTTCCAGGTACGTGCGAATACTATCCGCGTCCGCGCCCGTGAGGTCTTCGAGATACCCGCCGAAATGCGTGTAAAAGACATCCGCATCCTGCCCCTTCGATAGCGCCTTGCGTTCCTTCTCCCATACATGAGACGCAACTCTTTCCGCGAGCGCTGATTCGTCGGTGGGCTTGGCCCCGGCCGCCGCATTCGCCTGTCCGCCCGCTCCGGCGCGTTGATCGACGAAGTAATCTAAGCCGGGCGCGTATGGCCAACCCTCTTTTCTCCGCGCCTCGGCCGGCTGCAAGAAGCCGGAAGCAATAGCAGTCTCGTATGATGCAAAGCGCGCTGTCGTGTCGCCGCGAAGTAAGGAATCGAATTCGTGCTTGAAGAAGTACCGAGATTTTTCCAAACTGCCGGACAGTAGATCCCGGTTTGCCGTCTGCTCGATACGAACGGCCCACGGCATGAGAGTATGTTTCACGTAAGATTGAAAGAATTGCTCGGCGCTCGCATAGGTGCTGGACTTGCTGTCCTTCCCGGTCGTCCCGGCGAGCACTTCGGGGATACGGAATATACGGAAAATCTCTTGAGATTGGAACCCTCTGGACTCCAGGTATTGAGACTCTTGGGCCGTCAACCCTATGCGCTTCGCGTCGAGTCCGTTCTCAAGTAGGAGTGGAAGAAAGGCGTTACCCGAGCCCGAGTGACGTTGCATAAGGGCCCGGCGCAGTTCGTCTTTATCGTCTATTGAGTCCTTTGCAATAAGCGCAAAGTCGGTTTGAATCCCATATTTGAAGAGCCGGGCGCCTTGTTCTTCCGCCGCGAGCATCATTCCTATAGCTTCGCGCGCGAGTAAAGTAATTGCCGTGCCGTCAAGTCCTCCCGTGCCGGATAGAATTGTTCCGCGCCAAACTAGATCCGGAGTAAAGTCGCCGGCGGTACCGGTTAGTGGGTCGGTGAATGTCCATACGACCTGTCTGTCTCTGCGGGTAACGTACGCGGCGTTGAGCGGCCACAAGGACGTGAGTGTCCCATCCGAATCTAGGTTTTTAAGAATATAGAAATTGCCCCACAAGATAAGGTTAAGAATGATGTGCTCGCGCACTTCCATGCTCGTCATGATGTCATTAGGTGAGACATCGAGAAGAGTGTAAAGATTGTGATTTATGGCGGGCTCGTCCCCTTGCGGCGTACGCTTGTACAGGCAAAGAGGGAGCGCACTTATATCCTCGCAAAGAATCCGGATGCACGCTAGGACCGCGCTACAGCGGCGGGCCTTCTCCGGTGTGACAACTTGCCCGGTATGGGTGTGAAGTCCCACTAGAAATTGCTCCATAGACTTAATGTCGTCGATGGAAATACCGGTCGGTGCGCTCGACTCAAAGTCCGCCGTGATCTTTGGATTACCAATATTCAAGAGGGTAAGATGATTCCGCATTTACTTTTCTCCCCACGGCAACACTAATTGCCCGCGAATTGCCTCGCAGAGTTCGATGTTGAACTTTTCTCCCGCCGCCGCCGCCGTCGCACGCCGCCCTCTTCGCCCTCGCCTCGAACGCGCGAACTCCGCACCCTCGCCGCAATTCAGCCCCAGCCATCCGGCGGAGACCCTCGCCTCCCATCGCGCCACGCTAACGTCCGTCCGCCAGTCCGCCCGCGCCGGCCGCGCCGCCC